AGATTTTAAATTAAACTTAGTAACAGGTGATGTAGATGTTTCTAAGGGATTACAAATAATAAGAGGGGTAGACCTTTATAAACAAAAGATTAAACTAGGTTTAGGTTTAAACTTAGGTGAATGGTTTATAGATGTAACAGCAGGGTTACCTTATCTAGCGATTAGTGACCCTTCTATACCTGAGGATACTAGATATTTCTTAGGAAATAAAGACCCTTATCAGGAAGAATATATTAAATTAACTTTAGATGAATATATAGTTAATTATGATTTTATACAGAGTGTAGATAGTACCATCAGTATGAATAATTCTGGGAGACTATTTACTTACAATTACACTGGTGTTTTGGTTGGTGGGGATACTATAAGAGATTCCCTCAATGGCACTTATTAACTTAAGGATTAACTATGGCAGGTATAACACCTAAAGGTTTTGTCTCTAAGACACAAGCAGAGATAGTTTCAGAGATCGTTGAAGATATAAAATCCCCTGATAATTTAGGAGAAAATTTTCCTGCGGATCCTGATAGTATTTTCGGAAATTTTGTACATATTATAGCCGCAGCTTTAAAAGATAGTGGTTGGGATTTATCAGAAAGTGTTAATAATCAATTTAATTTACATAAAGCTGAAGGTAAATATTTAGATGATGCGGGAGTTTATAAAGGAATACCTCGTTATAAAGACATAGGAAGCTCAGGTTTATTAAATTTTACAGGAAGTTTAGGTTCTGTAGTACCTCAAGGTACAGTTGTCAGTGATAGAGATAAAAGATATGTTATAACAGAACAAGAGATTATTTACGATAGGTCAGCTTGTTATGAATCTAGGATATCTTGTGAGATTTTAGAACCAAATACTACATATACTTTAAGTGTAGAAGGTTTAAATTTCTCCGTAGCTACAGGTAACAATAAACCCACCTTAGAATACATAATAACTTCTTTTAAAAATGCAATAGGTGTTCAAACTAATTTTACAGCATATACTGAAGAAGAAGATAAGATACTTTTAATAAAAAGTAATGTGTTTAATAATATATTAACGGTTATTCCTAGCTCTAACCTTACTCTTGTATCTGTAAGTAACTTAGTAAGAGGTGTTTCTGAGCAAGTAGGGGCTTTAACCTTTTTAGCGGATTCTATTAATGAATTTACTACGACTCCTGTAGGTACTGTGTCTGTAAATAACCCTGTAGATTTTACTAAAGGTAGGTTATCTGAAGGTGATGAAGATTACAGATTAAGGCTCTTGTCTTCAGATAGTACTGCAGGTAAAGCAACAAAACCTAAAATTGAAGAATCCTTAAAAAGAATAGAAGGGGTTGATTTTGTTTTAGTAGAAGAAAATGATACAATAGATGTAGATTCAAAAGGAAGACGACCTAAGTCATACGAATGTTTTATTAGTGGTGGTAGTGAGGATGAAATAGCAAAAATAGTATGGGATACCAAACCTGCGGGTATAATGACTGAGGGAAAGATAACTAAAGTAGTTGTAGATAATAATGGTGACGAACAGTATATTAAGTTCAGTAGACCAGATAATGAATATGCATTTATAAAGGTTGTATATTCTGTCTATAATCCTAACGTATTCCCCTCTAATGGAGAAGAGTTAATAGCACAAGCTATAGTTAATTATGGCAGGTCTTTAGATGCAGGGCAAGACCTTTTACCTAGTAGATTCAGCTCTTTTGTTATGAATTCTGTCGAAGGTCTTTTAGAAGTAGAAACCACAATGGTTGTTAAGAACAGTCCAGACCAAACTCCAGACCCTTCAGAGTATAAGAAAACTCCTATTATAGTTTCTTCTAGTGACAGGATTGATTTCTCAACAGAAAGAGTAATAGTAACTGTTTAGGAGCTTATATGATACCTATTAAAATAGACCAAATATCTAAAGGATTAGATAGGTCTATATATGATTTAAAAAAGGAAGATTTTGAAAAAATACTAAGAGTATTATTAAAACAAGTTCAAGATATAGAAGATACAAATTTTCAAATATTAAATGAGCGTTCTATTTTTACAGCAATAGGTGCTCAACTAGATGTTATTGGTATTTTGTTAGTAGTTCCTAGGGAAGGATTAGATGATGAACCTTATCGTAAAAAACTTTTATTAAAGCTTGCCACTAATAGTGCTGATGGTACTCCTAATAGTATAATAGATATAATTAAAACTTATTCTGAAAGTGCTAGTGTAGAGATAAGAGAAGGTGTTATAGCTTTTGGTAACATCGTTATTACTGGAGGTAATACCTTAGACTCTGGATTATGGTCTTTAGTGCAAGATATAAAACCTGTAGGGACTTTATGGAACATACATACAGATTACCATAATAATGCGTTTAGACCTGCCTATGAAAATGGCAATAATATAGAAGAAGCTTTTCAAACATCTAATGATGGTGTGAATTTTGATAATTTTCAAACATCAAATGATGGTGTAGATTTTGAAACATTTTTCACTAAAACAGGTACTAAAACTTATGCAAACAATACGGATAAGAACGCAGTACCTTACTTCGAAGGTCTATCACCTTTTCAAACCTCCAATGACGGTGTAAATTTTGAGAATTTCATTGTAGATGGAGAAGCTTTCGAAGTTTTAGATGAAAGTGCAGGGGTACCTAAAAATATTATACCTCTTACTTGGGAAGTATATGAAAATAGTAAGTCCCCTGTAGAGTTAAAATCTTTCTATGTTAATAACGGAGAGGGTTTTGTACCTTTTGAAGTATTAAGAAAGAACCCTTTAACAGGCGAATTATCGCAATTACAGTTATATTTAAAATAAGGAGATATAATGCCTTTACAAGATTTACGTACTTGGTGTAGAGATTTAGTGGTAGATGCTGAAACTCAAAATATACAAAGAAGAGATATAAATTCTAATGAATTTCAGCAAGGTTGGTTAAGATTAGATACGATAAGCGCACAACAGCTTAACCAATTATTCTATTTACTAACATCTTATAGTAATAGAGTGGTAACTCAAGTGTACTTTGTAGATAGTTCTCAGACAATACCTAACACGGTTATAAAAGCAGATGGTGGTAGTTTCGTAGAAAATGATGCACCTTTATTGTTTGAAATCTATAACGGTACTATGCCAGATTTTACTAACTCCGCACCTAATGGGACTACTCCCGTTATGAATAAAATATAAATTAAGGGAACTTTATGTCAAATTTTAATACAGTAACTCCTACTAATGAGAGTGAAGGTAGTGACCTATACCTTCTTGGTAGAGGTACTACTAGCAGAACACAGACAAGAGACCAACTAGCGGCAGGTATAGGGTCTGCTAGGTGGAAAAATACTAATAATTATATAGCAGGTGATATTGTAATAGCTGTAGATCTAAAACAATATGTAGCTGTTGTTAATAGCGGTACTAATACTTCAGTAGGCGCAGTAGACCCTACAACAGGTAATAAGAGTGTTTGGTCAGAAGTTAATACACAGTTCAATGAGTACAATGCTAACAGAACCTACGTAGCAGGTGATATTGTTTTTACTAGAGATACTATAACTGGTGAAGTTAGTTACTGGGAGTGGTATTCTAATGTAGAATCCCTTTCAGGTAAAACTCCTTTGGATGCTAATAATAGGCACGAAGGCTGGAAAGATAACTCCAAACCATTCTATTGGATACCATATACAGGCGATCAAGTAGGAATGCCTTTTTACTGGGTTGATACTACTCCCCCTGAATGGGCTGTAATGGAAATCAATGCGGATTTACCAATTGCGGTTTACTGGCGTTTAGCTCGTAGATACCCAAGTTTGGTTACAGGAGATGTAATTAATACAGGAGATATTAGAGGGGAGTTCTTGCGTGTTCTAGATCAAGGACGTGGTGTGGATAGTGGACGAACTATTCAATCTTATCAGGCTGATGAATTTAAAAGTCACAGTCATAAATTTTCGGCTCCTATATCCATTGCTGCTAGTATCGGTTCAACTGGAATTATCATCTCTGCTACTGGTGATACTAATTGGAATACAACAGAAGTCGGAGGTTCAGAAACCCGTCCACGAAACATCGCTCGTGCGATGGCTATTACGATTTAAGGAGTATACATGACTGAAACAAAACATTATTGGCCTGTAGATGGTCAAACGAAAGAAGTAAAACAAGCTGTTTTAGCTTCATATCGAGGCGGTATCTTTCACATACCTCGAAATGCACTGAAGGTTAAACCTCTACCACATAAGAAAGGTTTTGCAGTTGTTGCTATTATGGACGAATATGATAAACCAATTGACACTGAATATTTAGAAGACCATAGGGGGGCTACTATCTATGATGAATCTAATTGCAATAAAGTAGAAGTTGTATCGGAACTTGGAGAGATTAAAGAAGGGTTTACTCTAGAGGAACCATCTTCAGTTTTTGATAAAAGAGAGAATGGTGTTTGGGTTACAGACTTGGTGGATAAGTATCATCATGAATATCGGATTGTAAATTCTATTAGAGAATCCCTGTATACTGAGAAAACAGACCCTTTAGTGAATGAAGTTAAGAAACTAGAAATTCTAGAGGCTGAAGTTAATAAAGCAGAAATAGATCTTTTGAAATCTAGAATAAAAGAACTCAATACTAAAATTAAAGAAGAAAATCCTTGGCCTGAAAAACCCGAAGGTGTTTTATAAATAAAAAAGCCCCGATCAAATGATCGGGGTTTATTTTTATCATCAAATCAAAATATTATTCTTATTAATTCTTTCCTCAGAAGGGTATATCGTCATCGAAGTCCATTGGAGGTTCATTATTTGTAGTACCAGTAGTATCTGCTTGTTTTGGAGCAGGTCCCTGTTTTTGTTCTACTGGTGCACTCTTAGGTGCAGGGTCTTGTTTAGCAGGAGTATTACCACCCTCACTGGAAGACTCTAAAGCCTTACAAAGTGCGGTTTCTTTCCAATTCTTACCTAACCAAAAGTCTGGATGATTGATAGGTGAAGGTTGGTAGGATGTAGCTTTTGGTAATACAGCTTTAAGCTCCTTCTTATTCCTAATAATCTCTAAAATATTATCATCGAAAGACTCTTGGTCTAACATTACACTAACAGGTACTATATCACAAGAAGGGATCTGTTGTTCTCTAGTAATAAGTCCGATATTAGGTACGTTCATATCTATAATTTCTGAGGAAGCCTTAAAATTAGGACTATAAACACTTTTAATACTCTCACCTTCTTTACTACAATTAATTGTAAAAGTAACGTTAGTTGCACCTCCTAATAACACATCAAAGTCATACTCAGAATTTTCAAACTCAAGACCAAGAGACATATTAGCGGCTAGCTTGTTAATAGGGTTATTAGGTGATAATTTTTTAGTTCGGTAATTAGGATTAAATCTTAAGGATTTACCAAAACCTTCCCAAACAATATTCTTATCTTTGTCTTTTCGACAGAAATAACCATTAAAACTTAACCTTAAAGGCTTGCAACCCAATTTATGTAAATTATCTCTAGGATATTTAGTCCAATCCACCATAATTTCAGGAATATCAAATGCAATATATACCTCTTGCGTAGGTTTTTCTGGTTTGAATTGAACACGCTTACCATCTACAGTTTTAAAGTAGTTGTCAGGGTATTTAGTAACATGTGCTTTTTCTTCATCAGAGTAACCTGCTGGCATATTCTCAACACCGTGACCTTTTTGTCCATCTTCAGTTCCCTTAGGAAGTTTAGAATCGTAAGAAGAATCCGGTTGAGGTTGATGTCCTACATCTAAGAAGAAGTTAGCTAGACCTATTTTGGTAAGCTTTTTAGTAAAATTATTTTCTACTACTGACCCATCACTTTTTTTGGTAGGAGACTCTTCTTTACCAAATAAACCCCAGTAATAGGTGTTCCATTGATCCCAAGCTTCTTGAGGGATATCTTGTGAATTGTTATTTGTGTTACCCATAGATGGATTGTTGAATTTCATAAATTTTTCCTTATTTTTAAAGTTTATAGGATTATAAAAACGTCTTTTACAAGACTTCGGGATTATCTCTCCCTTACTACATCTCTGTAGTGAAAGGTGCTATCTAATTAAGAACAGTAATTATACCTTTTAAATTATTTAAAGTCAACACTCTTCTTTTAAATTAGTGTAAAATTTAGTACTCAATAAAGATTTGATTATACTATAACACAACCCTACTCTAGGACAACCCTTAATTCTAGTTGCATGTGTTTTTATTAAAAATAAATCATCTTCTCCAAGCACTAAGTTAGCTTCCACAGTACAGTGATCACAAGAATTAAGATCCTTGCAAAGTTTATCAATTAAAGACCTTTCACCTCTT